AACTTTCTTCATCAACAAGGTTAATCATTCGATCCTTCATTTTATTACAAAGAGTAAGTAACCATTCTTTATTAGAATCAGTTAGATCACTAATACATCTAATATTATGATCATAAAAGTTTGAATATGTATCAAATGGATATTTGTGAATTTCAGCCAAATCTACTAAACGTTCAAATGTGTACCGATCGATTATAAACTTAGTTAGTTCTAGTGCATTTTGGACATCTTGTGTGGTCATATTATTATTTATACCATACAATTCCCTTTAATTTTGATAGATTATATATCAATTTTTTTATTTTAAAAATTGATATATTTATTATATAATTACAGATAATCATAAGTAATTATATATTAAATCATAATATGGATACAGTTGAAAGATATAATAATCCACATTCATCTTATATTGATCGGCGAATTAATGACTATAAGAAAAGTAATAAATGGAATACAAAAATAATCAATACTTCTCACGAAGATATTATAAAAGATTTTGGTAGCAGTGTCTTTACAAATCTAATACGTGATACATTTACTAAATCTTATATGAAAAAATATCCTTGTTCAGATTGTAAAAAGGAATCTGAAGAAAGGTGTCACGGAATAAATGAAGACAGACCATTACTAATTAAGAGAGCACTTGAAAGAATTCATAAAGATATTGCAAAAGAGATAAAATTAAGAGATATTATCGTAGCATTTCTAGAAGAACATAAAACAACTAAATTTACATTCAAATGTAAGATTTGTCATAAAAAAGAATCAAAGGTAAATATCTTATAGCTCAACAATCCGTTCTAAATCTTTACGAATATTTTCACCAGGATATCCTTGTGGATTGCATAAAAATTTAATTCCATCTATTTCTGTATTCCATTCTTTATGGGTATGTCCAAATATCCAAACTTTAATTGCCCCCTTAAAAAAATGCTCACAATTACTTGCATAACATTGATTATAGTTTTTATATTCGCCTGTTAAAAATGAATGATGAATTAATTTATATGAAGGCAAATGATGCGATATCATTACAATTGGTACACTATCATCTCTACTCAAGATATTGTTTATAAATTCGCAACTATTTTCAAATAACTCATTTCTTAATTCAATACTCATATCTTTTATAATTGAAAAATCATTGGTCAAGTATCTAGGATTAGTTATTTGCGTCCATAAAGTAGTACCACAAAAACGAACACCATCATAATCTTCATATGAATTATCAAGGTAAGAAACATTAGTAAGTTTATTATCAACAATAATATTTCTAATATGATCATCTATTTCTTCCATACTTTTATATTTATTTTTACCAGAATTATAAAATTCATGATTACCTGTTATCAAGAATACCTTTTTAAATTTATTATTCATATCTATTAAAAAATCTTTATATATTCCTGAAAAAGGATAACCAATATCTCCAGCCAAAACCATTACATCCCCAATCTGTTTTATTTTAGGTAGTTTATTATAATATTCTAAATGAATATCAGATATGTATTGGATCTTCATATTTGATATTTTAATATATTTTATATATTAGAATATCTTTATAATATCAATATATTAATATATCAATATTTTTCATAAAGAAAGAAAAGAAAGGTGCACCAAAGAAAAGAAAGAAAGGTGCACCAAAGAAAGAAAAGAAACTTTTTTTATTTGAGTTCATCATCTCTATGTCTATTATCATCTTTCTTTTCATCCAGTTCTTTATTCAATTGATCTTTTATAGGTAAACTTTTTAAATCTTTTGATGATGATCCAATTAAACGCTCAACACTTCTTTTTACATAATTTAACGGTGTTTGTAAAGTTGCATATGTATCCTCAATAAAATCAATATGTGATCCCATTTTAGTGCATTCTACTTTTATTTCATTCATCTGTATCTGATTTTTATTATTATTTTCTTCAAGTAATTCTAACTTTTTATTAATTTCATCAAATCTACTTACTATTAATTTTTGTAAATCTAAAATTTGATTTTTAATATCTTTTAAATTATCCATAATTTAAAATATATTATTTTTGACTGAATCTATCTAATAATAAAATAAATCCACCCGTAATTGACAAGTTCTTTAAGAAATTTATGTATTCATCACCAACAGGTGGAAAATGAAATATAAATGATGCTGCAATATTAAAAGCTATAAATGCTAATACCGAATAATATGCATATTGTTTAAGTTGGTTTGTAAATATTGAATATAATATGATTCCAGAACCAAAAAATTTTAATAAGATAACCAGAATTATACCAATAATACATATACTCGTTGGTAGAAATGTTAATTTACCTTGTAAATATTTAGCAGCTCCTTGAATATTTTGTACTTTACTAAATGCTGAAAGTAAATATAAGATTAGTAAACATAAAGAACCTATAAATGTTATTAACATTATATCAATTTCTTTTATATATACAATATAAAAGAAAATATATTTACAATATTTGTTGAAGGATATCTGGATCGGTCATACATATATAATCTTTACCTTTTGACTTAATTTGTTTTAAAAATTTTATTATTTCGTTTGTATTCTTATATACATTTACATTTTTATTTACATATCTTAATTGTTCATATTCAATATCACTTAATTTATAATTATTATCTAATCTTTCAATAGTATATTTTAATGGTATGATAACTCTTTCTCGGAGTATCACATCTAACAAATTAAAATGTTTATTTATAGCTTGATTTATTTTATATAGAGTATTTGAATGATCTAATTTATTTTGGCTCATTTCATTAAATAGAACTATACGAGTATCATCAATTTTAGTTTCAAATGAATAATCATATAATGTTTCATTTCTATTTAAATTCTTGTAGTTATCAGCTGATAAATATCCAAGTAGTTTACCTAATTTAGCATCAGTGTCATATTCATGCGAATATATAATTCGTTTTGACACTAAAATAACATCGCATGTTCTAAATTGTTTACATACATTTATATCATCTGATTCATTTATAATTAAATTTGGAAATGATTCATTAATGTATTCTATAACTTTTAATGTTTTTTTACACCAGAATAAGAAACATTCTCTGACATCTTCTTCAATTAAAATACAATTTAATTGTACAAGATATTTAATATATTTCTTCATATTTATAGTCCTTACATTCTAAATATAGATATATAAAATCAATTTTAATTTTAACAAAAATTGATTTTACCATAAATTATCAACATAGTTCACATATAGTATATAAAATAAGACATAAATGTATGGCCCAGATACTAATAAACTTTTTGATAGAATATCTGGTATAAAGAATGGTAGACTAATACTTTATGGTTTAAATATAACTGCATTACCAAGTATTCCAAAACATGTAACATATCTAGACTGTCGTAAAACAAATATAAGATCATTGCCATATCTACCAATGAATTTAGAATATTTATATTTAAGTGAAACGAATATTAGAAAAATAAGATATTTGCCGTATAGAGTAAAAATTCTAGATGTTAGTAAAACAAAGATAGAGATCTTACCAAAACTACCGAGAGGTTTACAATATTTAGATATTTATTGTACACCACAATTAAGATTAATGCCACTTCTATTAAATAAAACAACAACTACAGTTTGTGGATCTAGAACTTATAAGTTTATTTCAGAACAATCGTGTAAAAACTAATTCTTTTCTTTTAATTTATTTTCATATAATGGTAATAAATATTTCTCAATATATGCTTCTTTAATTAAGATCATTTTTTTAATACGAGTTACTTCTTCTCCTATTGCGGTTGTTGCAATTGTTTGAGAATTTGGTATATCAGTAAATCCAAAATATTTATAGCAATTAATCGCATGCATATTATCGTAATCCACACTGAGCATAACAGATAAATCATTTATAAATCCATCACTTGTATATGTATACCAATGTCTAAGTAATGATTTTATAACTGCTTTACATCCTCCTTTACCTCTATATGATTCAGAAGTAAATACATTTGTAATATACAGACATTCTTTTCTTTCTTCTCCTTTAGCCATTGAAATTATATGATTATCTAATATTGCAATTGCAAAAATACAATTTAAATATTTAGGTTTTTTTATAAGTATATCCATAGAATCAGAAGAATATCGATTAGCTAGATTCTCAAAGTCTTTTTTAAAAATAGAATTATTACGAATATAATCTATATCTTCTTGATTATTAAAATTTAATATTTTTGTCTCCATACAATATATTTTATAAAATATATTAGATTAAAATATATTTTATTTTGCATTTAATAAAAATTGATTTATAATATATTTTAATCTAATATATATCTTACTAATATACATACATACATATATAATGGGCCGTTACGCATTTTTTAATACAGGTTTAGAATATAAATTTAGATTTGCTATTCAATGCAGTGGAGATATGCTTGAATTCTTTGGAGTATCTTATTATGGCCGCGATGAAAGTAGTCTAATTCATAAATGGAAAAAAGCAGATGCTATTTTAATTAAAGAAATGTTAGATAGTGATCCTATAGTTGAAGATTTAGATTTAACTAAATTCGAAAATAATATTAAAGGTACTTATGATTTAAAACATTACTTGAATGATAAGTCTAATAATTATACATATATCTTGGGATATTTAATATATCATCAATTACAATATATTGATGAATTATCTGTAGATTATGAACTATGAACTTCCACTCCTCCTAAGCCATTAAAAGATTCTAATAAATTTTTCCAATTATTTAATTGTTTTTCACGATGTTTTATATTTTCAGTTTTCATTCTATTACTAACTTCTTGTAAATTTGTAGAAATTAATTTATTAAAAAGATCTACAGGATTATCCCAATAAATTACATTTTCTTTTGTATTAAAATAAGTGAAATCTAACCAATATAATCTATCTTCATTTTTCATAGAATTTGGACTATATTTATGTGGTGATTCATTATGTGGAATATCAATATTTATCATTTCTTCATATGAACTATAACATGGAAATAAAGATATATCATTCATAATACCGGTTTCAATTAATAATCTTTTTGAAGGAACAAACATTGGTATATTCATTTCATATATTTCAATCATTGAAATTGAAAATGCAGAATAAGGAAATAAAACTGTTGCTTTATGATTAACTAAGTCTTCATACTTAAAGTGATTATATAATGATTTAATATTTGAAAATATTAAATTAAATCCCATGTCTTTTGCAATTTGATTCATATCTAATATTGATTTAAATGGTGCAACTGATGTAGCATGTACAGGAGAAATTAGAATTTCATGTCGTATTGGCTTATAAGATATATGTTCTGGTATATGAAAACAAGTAACATATAATTCGATTGGAGTTATATTTAGATAATGTTTAATATATTCAGTATCATATTTTGACATAGAACATAATATAATTTCTTTATTATTAGTTTGTTCTATTAAAGAATTAATAAAAAGTTTATCATGTTTAGTATGAATATGTAATCTATGCCCTGCATTTAATATTTTTGGATATTTTAATTTTACATTTTTATATAAATCAATAAATTTTGGTGGAAAACTAACTAATACTGTATCAAATAATTTAACATTTACTTTGTCTAATTCACTTAATACTGGTTGAATATTATGTACATTCAATATTTTATTTGCATCTACTATAATATTTTGTTTCTTGTTTTCATCTATTAAGAAAGAGTGGCCAGATAAACTATTTATAATAATATTATTACCTAGTTTTTCAAGTAAGGCTGCTTGCCATAATTGACAACCTGCATGATAATCACTAATTAATATACGCATTTATTTACGTATTCAATTTATATATAATATAATGTGTATTCTTTAAATGTTCTTCTTTTCTTGATTTCTTGATTTTTAATTCTTTTTTTATATTGTATTTTATATAAATGGATTGTCTACCAATAAATAAATATTTACAATTTATTGTTTTGATATTATTATGTTATGTTGTATATCGTACATATGTATCAAATTCTAAAACTAAAGAAAATTTTGAATCTAAATGTTGTCCACCTGATTATCCTGATTTAATTTATGATTGGAAGTTCAAACCAAAATGTTATAATAAAAGAAATTTTAGTACAAAACCTTTACCAAATTGTTTACCACAGAATTTTTTAGATAGACAATTTACTATTCCTAATAAACCAAAGGATTATATATAATGTATTAATTTAATAAAATAAATAAATAATTTATTTTAATAAATATTCAATTAAACTAATTGACGATCTGCAGGTACTCTAGTTCTTGCAACAAAAATATGTTTTCCATTTTGAAAAAATGTTTGAGATTGTATAATAAATATTGCATCTTTTACAGGAATTAACACAATTTCACCATCATCAAATTTTATTCTACATTTTTGATCTGCTGTAATACCAATTATTTCACCGCATCTATTTAAATTACTCTTTAAACAAATCTGTCTACCAATTATATCCTTTGTATTGTAAGGTAAACTATAATTACCTTGAGGATCAACTTGAAAACTTGGTGGAGGTTCAAATAATAATACTACTCCTTTAGTTCTTAAATATTGAAGAACAAAATCTTTTAATTCGGGTTGAGTTATTTTAGTATATGAATCATATTGAGGAAAAAAAACTTTTAGTTTCCACTTTAAGGATCTTGAAATAGATGGATGATCAATTACATTATAAATAAATAACCATGATTCAAATTGTTTAAAATCTTCTTTTTTATTTAGAAGTTGTGAAAGGATAGCGTCAAAAAATTTATTTTTATCACGAGTATATGGCATTCCTAAATAAAAATCAGTTTCTTTTAAAGGAGGTAATGGTTCTAATTCTTGTGATACTGCTTTATTCTTTATCACTCTAATATTTAATGCTGGATCAGCTTTGGATTTAGTTAAGTTAATTGTAAATAAGAAACTCTGTATAAAATCCCATAAACCTTGTAAAAAGATAGATGCATTTGCACGAATACGTGGCGATAACAGTTTAATAACAATATCATCAACATATATCTTTATTATAAAATCATGATTTAATACATATGGTTGAGTTGGTAACCATAACCAAATTAATTGATCCATCATAAATGCAATAATTGCTGTTGAACTTGGTGCACCTGTAGGTAATGATGTTTTAAAGTTAACTATAGTTTTATTATAAGAAATAGAAGATGATGTTAATAAACCTAGATAGATATCAATAAAATATAAAGCAATCTGTTCGCCTATAACTTTACCATATCTTTTTGTAAAACGTCTAACTAGTGCACCATGTAATAAATATTCAATTACTGGCCATTTAACAGAATCATAGAATGCTTTTAAATCTAATTGAATTATATTTGTTATACCATCTTCTGTATATTTTATTGCATCATCTAAAACATCCATTTTATTAAAACTGTATATAAAAATATCTGGATGAAAATTTTCAAAATTAGGTGGAACTAAGCTACGCATTAAGGATATTAATAATTTATCTGCTAACTTTCTGTATTGATTATAGAGGGTCATTATTCTAAAATTCATAGGATTTAAAAGATTTTCGCTTGTATTTTGAGTACCAGGTTTGAATTGTATAAAAAATTCATTTGGTTTAAATATTAGACATTCTTCTAAAAAACTCTTAGTATTTGATTGAAGAAATAATTGAATTATATCTTCATTATTAACATCATTATACTCAGGTTTTAGTTCCTTAATTGAATCGATTAATCTAGTTAATAATTCTCTTGTAATTTGAGGAGGAGCTGGTACATTTTCTCTAGTGAAGGGACGATCTTTATTTTTTGTTAACCAACTATCTCTTTGAAACTCGACTACTTCAGGTCTAGTCATTACTTCTGCAGGTTCTTTATATGTTTCAACTAATCTTGCAAGTACTGCGGCTTTAGGACCAGTATAATAAGCTTTATCACTTATTTCAAAATTTGCAACAAATATGTTTTCTTCATTAACATGTGATAGTATTTGTGTCTCGACAATATCACCGGCACCACCTAATAATTTTTGTATAATTGGTTCTACATTTTTAAGTAATTTATCATAATTGACATCTTTTTGAGTAATCTTTGGGTTAATTTCTTTTTGAAATTTATCTAATATTTTAAATAATAGTTTCTTTTGATCACTAAATTTAAGTTTTGAAAAACCAAGTTTTTCTAATTCATTAAATAGTTTTTTTGGTAATGAGATATTCGTTTGAGTAAAATTTAAAAATGGAGTTTCAGGAATATATGATTTAGTGTTAATATTTAATACTTCTCCTTCAACTAAATAAAAATTTATATTAGTCAGTTTATCATCTTTTTTTATATCAGTTATTTTTATATCGGTATTCTTTGTATTAGTTATCGTAGTATTAGTTATTCTTGTATTATTCATAATATATATTATAAATAAATAAATTATAAATAATTTATTTATTTATGCTTTATTATATTAATGGATGAAATAATAATCGGAATAGTAGATTTATCAATTAATCCTCAACAACAAGATGTTCAATCACAAAATATTCAACAACATGATATTTCATACAGCAACCAACAATCAGATAAATATATGAAATATCTTATTAGCATTACATTTATTCCTTGTTTACGTTCTACTAATAGGTTTATTAAATATTCAACAATTATTGGTATAAATATAATATTATTTGGTTCATTATTTAGTATGTATTGGTATCCAAATTATTATTCAAATCAACCAATTATATATACACTTGATTTAGTTATAATATATATAACTTTTAATTACTTGTATTATTTATTACAGGTTGATACTGGATTAAATATATCTAAATATACATCTAACATACCACTTTGGAAAAGAAATATTAATCTATTTTTTTATTGTATATTTATGATCTATTTTTTTTATTCTATGATTATTTCATTTTATGCACATTCTGAACCAAACATTTTAACACAATTGAGTAATATTTATATGTCATTTTCATGGTATTTATTTTTTTCAAAAATTGCTATATTATATTATTATATTTGTGATCGATTATTACAAAGATCTGGACATATAAGAGATTGGCTAAAACAATTAAAGAAAAAATATAGAAATAAAAGTATTGAATTAAAACATGATGATAATGATTTCTATAATGATTATAATTTACATTACAATATAATAAAGAATTTTTCTAAATATTGGAATTTTTTAATATTTATTGGTTTTATTTTATTAATATCTCATGTACCTATTGATGTAATATCAGTTATTGTAGATAGAAATATATTTGATATACCTGGTATTATAGTTAAAACTTCTGCATTAATATGGTATTTATATTGTATATGTCAATTAAATGATTATGAAGATAAAATAATACCATATTTATATAAACATAGAATATATGATGATTCTCAAATAGAATATATAAGTAAATATATTCGATATAGACCACTAGGATTAAATTTTTATGGAATTAAAATAAGTGGATCCTTTATAACAAAATATCTAATTATTGGGCTAAATTTATTGGTACCATTATTGTATACTTTATTATCAAAGAATATTAAATTTTAATAGATAAAAATATATTAGATGTAACTATTATTGTAATAGGATTTTTAATCACTAGATATATATTTAGTCTATTAAATATCCCATTTAATTCACTATATTTTGTAATTTTAGCTGTTATTGTTCAACTTATACATGATACGTTATTATATTTACTTATTATTAAACCAACTAGTTACGGAATTAATCAAGTTATTGATATTTATAAGGATTATGCTAAAGAGAATGGTTCAGATATAATTATTGCAGACTCATTAATGGTTATTGGGTCTGCTCTTATAGCAATGTATCTTAAAAATCATGATATGCATGTAACTACTACTTTATTAATATTAACAATTTATACAATCCCTTATATAATTTATATTAAATCAAATAAATAAGTATCCTTATAAGAATATTTTATAAATTAATATATAGACACTTATAAATGGATAATAAATTTGTTGAAGAATTAAATACTGAATTAGAAAGTATATATAATAATACAAATTTTAAAAATAATAGTATTAATGATGAAATTACTAATTTAGTAAATAGATTTAATTCTACTGTTTTACCTTTATTAAAAAATAAATTAGAAGAAGCTGAAAAATATTATAAAGAAAGAGAAGAATATTCTGAAAAAAAAGTTGATCCAGTTAATGAACAAGTTAAAGATTTAATGAAAAAAATGAAAGAAGAATATAAAGAGGAATTTAATGATGATTATACTTATTCAGTCGCATCATCTTATTCTGCAAAAATGAATTTAATCGGTGAAAGTGATATTGATTATTTTATATTATTCAAACCATTAACAACTGAGAAATTAATAAGAATTAGTCAATTATTAGAAAGATATAATTTTAAATTTGATAAAGTTCGTAATTTAGATAAAGTTGATAATGTTTACTATATTTATAGTCAAATTATAGATGATATTGAGGTTGAAGTTAAAGTAAGAGATTTATATTATAGTCGAAGTGTTGTCGCATTACATGATTATATTGATAATAAATTAGATAAAGATACAAAAATTTTATTAACTTATGCTAAATATCAGTTAAAGTTAAAATCAAAACAAGATAAATCATTTAGAGGATATGATTATTTTAAGACTTTATTTTACAATTATTGTTTTAAAGATATTAATGATTCATTTTATATTATTATTTAACAATTTATGATTTTATATATATTTTATTACTAAATATATATACATATAATATATGGCAGAGTTTATTAGAGGGAATGGATATAAATATACTTCAAGTAATGAAAGTACTTATAGATGTAAATATTATTTTGATGTTACAGTATTGCAATTTTGTAGGATAGAAAGACATTCTTCTAGATTTGGAATATCTGTCGAAGAAAAAACATATAATTTTATTAATTTCGATATGTCAAAAGCAGAATATGAAACAGTAATAAATAATGATGACTATTGTGATGTTTTTAATAAGATATTTTATAAATTAATTATAAAGAATAGAAATGGTGATATATGTAATAATAATGAATTAATTAAGGATACTGAATATTGTGTAAATAATGATTCAGATATATATACATTTAATAAAAGAATAGATAATTGTAAATTATTTATTGCTCTATTAGATAATACAATTGTAGTATATAATCCAGAGATAACTACATCTGAATTTTATTCTAAAGTAGATCAAGATGATCCATTATTTGATTTTAAAAATATGCATTATATCTTTTTTACAAAGTATACTTTACCACCTACATTTGATTTTAGTCCATACCCATTAGTAACTAGAGAAGCGTTAAATGCTAATAGATTAGATGATCAAACATTGAATGATTATTATAGATCCTTGTATACTGAATTTTATAGTTCTGCAGAAATAAAATCTTTATCTGGTTTAATTTTTGGATATGGTTCTGGTTCAATATTAACTAAGAATGAAGAGGGTGATAAATGTAGATATTCGTGGAAAGTTGATTCCTATGAAGAAAGTATTTCTAAATTTTATGCTTTAACATCGATCGTTCCTAAAATTGCTGGTGATCATTTTTATTTATATCGTGCAGTACGAGGAAGTTTATGTTTTCAACCAAATAGGTATAACTTGAGAGATAGAAATATAATAGTAAATTTACAAATGATATCATGTGCATATAACTTGGACTTTTCATTTGATGAATGGGGTCATGATGAACTTAGTGTAATTATAAAAATAAGAGTTCAAACAAGAAGTAATTATTTAATGAATTTTAATAGATCACAATCAGAAATAACATTAGCACCTGGATTATTTATAATAAATAGAATATCTAAAATAATTAGAAGAGGACTAGAACAATTAGTTTATGAAGTTGATTATGAACAATTTGATCTTGATACAACACAACGTTATTTAGCAGAATTAAGTGATATTCAAAAAACAGAATATACAGGAGATCCTATGCGATTTTTATCAATCCCTGCTTTTAGAGCTCCTGTTGGAGCAGCAGGTGGATTTTATAAAAAGTATTTAAAATATAGGGATAAGTATTTAAAATTAAAGGAATATTCTAAACAGTATCCTAAGCAGATAGCATTATACGGAGGAAAAGGAGAAACGCTGCTTAAACCTCTAACAGAAGGTGATTTTCAATTAATTAATGAATTACGAAAATTTGTAGTTGCAAATTGCAATGAATTATATCCATTAGCTGCAGCAATTCTTCATAAGGATGGTACAATCTTATATGGATTAGCTGCAAGATCACCACTTGCTAATAATGTACATGGTGAACATGCTGCAGTATCACAAGCAAGAATTAAAGATACGAATCGAAATAATTTTACAACCATAGTTTGTATGAGTGTAAAACAAAAATTTAAAAGTTTATGTGGAAATTGTAGAGAGTTAATAAAACATCATTATCCAAATATTAATATTATTTTACCAGATCCATCTGAAAAAAAAGTATTACCACCATTACCAGGTTCAGGTTCAGCAAGTGAACCATTAGTAGTTCAAAAATTAGTAAAAATTAAAGCAAAATATCTATTACCATATCCGTATGAAAGTGGTGAAACATTGCCAGAATCTGAATTAGATGTTAATATAGATGTAACAAAAAAATAAGTAAATCATTTAATTTTTAGAGATATAAAAATAAATTAATATTTATTTTTATGGATCCTATTCAAGAACCCAATCAAGAAGCTCGTGCAGATAGTTTATATTATAAAATATTTGATACAATGCTAGTTCTAAAAGATGTAAGTTATATATTTAAAACTTATAGTGCAACTAATATAAAAAATCTTATATCATCTAAATTAAAAGCAAAGAAACGAGGACCTAAAGATTTACAAGCTTTATATAATTTAGAAATGATGATTAGAAATATACGAGAAGAATTTATAATTGCTAAAAATGAAATAAACTATAAGTCCCCAGATGAGCCCCAAGATGAGTCCCCAGATGAATCAAAAAATTGATTTATGATTTTATTAATATCATATACTTTATATTATAAATAAAATGCCAACATCACACGAATCTGAACAATTTATATATGATGCAATTCAAAATGGACTACAAAATAAACCTGGTCCAACTTATAAATGGAATTCTACTAGAAAATTATATGAATATTCAAATACGTTATATCCAAATAAAAACTATACAAAAACATTTGATCCTGACTCTTTTATGGATCGCGGTGATGTGATTCATTTTGGAAATGACGATTATCGAAATAATAATAAAATGATTTTTGATGGTAAAAAGTTAATTAATTTAGATACTGATGTAGATGATTATGGAGGTGTCCCGCCAGATTTTGTAGTTGGAGACAATGAAGGAGAATTTAATATTGGT